GAACTTCTCCAACCAGGCCAGCAGTACCGTCGGCCATCGTTACACTGTCGTTTGTCTCCAACCTATCGGTGTAATCATGGCACTCATTCCTCTCAAAATACCCCCAGGCGTCTACCGCAATGGCACTGAGTACCAGGCAATTGGCCGCTGGTACGACTCCAACTTGGTACGCTGGTTTGAGAATACCCTGCGACCCATCGGCGGGTGGAGAAAGAAATCCACGTCTGCCATGACGGGAATCTGCCGAGGGCTAATTGCCTGGCGGGATAACAGTGCAAACCGTTATGCGGCTGCCGGTACTCAGTCCAAGTTGTACGCGATGAACGCGCTGGGTGTAGTCAAGGACATCACGCCATCAGGATTGACAGCGGGATCGGCTAATGCCACTGGAACAACCGGTTACGGGTACTCACTCTATGGCAATTCAACCTATGGAACTGCGCGTGCTGATACCGGATTAGTTCCAGCTACGACCTGGAGCCTAGACACTTGGGGAGAGTACCTTGTAGCGTGCAGTACTACAGACGGCAAGTTGTACGAGTGGCAGCTAGGTTTCACGACTCCAACGCTTGCGGCCGTTATTACCAACGCACCAACAAGTTGCGCGGCGTTGATGGTCACCAGCGAGCGCATCATGTTTGCTTTGGGCGCGTCGGGTAATCCGCGCCTGGTAAAGTGGTCAGACCAAGAGAACAATACAACATGGACGGCTGCAGCCACCAACCAGGCTGGTGACTTTGAGATTGCAACGGTTGGCGCTTTAAAGTGCGGAAAGCGCGTGCGAGGTGTCAACATTCTGTTTACAGACGTTGACGCGCACGTCGCCAGCTACATCGGTCTTCCCTACGTCTATTCTTTTGAGAAGGTGGGCAGCGGGTGCGGAGTGATCTCAGCGCAGGCTGTAGCGGCCATCGACACGTCCGCTATGTGGATGAGTAAGTCGGGATTCTGGTCTTACGATGGGTTCGTTAAGCCTATGCAGTGCGATGTCGGTGACTACGTTTTCAACAATATCAACTATTCGCAGGCGTCCAAGGTCTACGCCGTCCACAACTCTGCCTATGGCGAGGTGACCTGGCTTTACCCGTCGCTGTCATCGAACGAGAATGACTCATATGTCACCTATAACTATCGTGAAGGAACCTGGTATTTCGGACTGATGGCGCGGACAGCCGGTACTGATAGCGGCGTATTTGTCAACCCTATGATGGTCAGCACCGACGGGTACATCTACGACCATGAGGTCGGCTACACCTACGACTCTGTATCCCCCTACGCGCAGTCAGGACCGATTGAACTCGGGAACGGAGACAACGTGATGGCCGTCAGGTCAGTGATCCCTGACGAGCAGAGCCTGGGTGAGGTTGCCATCTCATTTACGGCAAGACTCTACCCGACATCAGCAGAAACAAGCTATGGCCCGTTCAGCGCCAAGGCTCCAACCGATGCTAGGTTCTCAGGCCGGTCAGTCAAGATGAAGGTCGCCGGTAACGTGCTGGGAGATTGGCGGGTTGGCGTGATGCGGCTGGAGGCCACCACGGCAGGCAAGCGGTGATGGAGGATTTCTGGCGCTTGGCACAACACGTCCAAGCGGCTTTAGAATACTCGGCAGGAACCCACACTCTTGAAGATGTTGCGCAGGGTGTAGCGGAGAACAGATTCCAGTTTTGGCCTGGGGTCAATAGCGCAGTCATCACAGAGATCATTGTCTATCCGCGACTCAAGAATCTGCACTTTTTTCTTGCTGGCGGCGACCTCGATGAACTCAAGATTATGCGACCATACATCGAGTCTTGGGGAAAGCAGAATGGTTGCACGCGAGTTACCCTGGCTGGCCGTAAGGGCTGGGCGAGGACATTTTTAGCAGACGAGGGATATGCCCCTAAGTGGCACATTCTTAGCAAGGAGTTGTAGATGGCGACAAGAAACCGTTACGCTGAGATCATGGCGCAGTACGCGCAGTCTCAGCCGTTTTCGTTTACCGGCATCCCATCCTCATACTATGGCGGTCAACCAGGCTATAGCGGAGGCTACACCGGAGGCTTTGAGCCAGCCCCGTACACGCCATATGTTGCACCAGTGAACCGATACGCTGAACTGATGGCGCAGCCAGCTATGGCTATGGGTGGAGGTGGGCGCGGTACTCCAGAGGCTCCAAGCGCATGGTCGCAGATGACACCAGCAGAGCGTGCTGCTTACTATGCTCAAAACCCTATTGAGGGAAAGATTGCATTGAATATGCAGGATCTGTTTGGGAATGCCTCACTTGCTGGAATATTTGCTAAAAATGTAGCGCGAGATGGTTTTTACGACAGCAGACTAGAGAAGATGGGAGTCAATCCAACCATAAGCGTTGACACCCAGAATGCGCTTGCTGGTGAGGCAATGCAAAGGGCATTGGACTTGCAGGCGCAATCTCAGGCTTTGCAAGGTGCTATAGCAGCAGCCAATGCAGAAAGCGGTTATGTAGCTAACCCTATGGGTTCTGATCCTGCGCAGAGAGCCGCTGAAGCACAAGCAAGCAGAGAGGCGGCAAGCAATTATGGTAGTGGCAACCGCGATGCTGGAGGTGAGAGAGGATACTCCGGTGACAACTCTGGCGATAACGCTGGATGGGGTAGCCGTGATGCCGGTGGAGATGGAGGCTACGCCAAAGGCGGTCACGTTTCCATGCAGCACTTGCAAGGCCCGAATCCAATGGGACCAGATGACGGCTACGGCGCTCTCAAGATGGGCGAGTACGTCATCAACGACAAGGCAGTAAAAAAATACGGTATCGAGTTGATGGATGCCATTAACTCTGGCAAGATTTCAAAGGGCAAGCTGCTTGGCTTGCTCGAAATGTAAGGAGAACGATATGTCTAAAGGCGGCGCATCTGGCAGCACAACCACAACCACAGCAATTGATCCTGATCTGAAGGCGGCTTATCTCCGCAACATCGGCCAGGCTCAAGGCGTAGCAGGCGCGTTGCCGGTACGGCAATTTGCGGGTTTCAACCCTCTGTATACGGCTGGTGAGGAGATGGTCACAAACGAAGCGTTGACACCGTTTACTGGCGAGTCCATCAAGAATTTTATGAACCCCTACGAGAATGAGGTGGTGCAACGCAGTTTGGCTGACGTAGGCAGCGCATTGGATGTACAGCGACTCAAGGATCGACAGGCGGCAACTGCCGCCAAGGCATTTGGTGGATCGCGCCAGGCCGTGACAGAGTCACTCTCAAATGCAGCGGCCATGAAGCAGGCTGCTGACACCGCTGCTCAGTTACGTTTTGGCGGCTACGGCCAATCTGCTGAGTTGGCAAAGTTCGCCAAAGGAGCGAATATCTCTGGAGGACAGACTGTGATGGGCCTGGGCAGTGCGCGTCAGCAGTTGGAGCAGGCTCAGATGGATGCACTGCGCAACATCGGCCTGGAGAAGCTACAGATCGCATCTGGTGGACTCAGCACCCAACTACCGAATCTCGGCATGACTCAGGTGCAACCGTATTTCCGGAACCAGACTGCTGGTGGACTTGGTGGTGCTGCTGCCGGTTACCAGTTAACTGGTGGTAGTCCTTACGGCGCTGCCATCGGTGGCCTGCTTGGATACTTTGGATAAGGAGAACAAGATGGCAACACTGTATGGCGCTTATCAACGAAGACTCGCAGATTTGGGTTATGACTATTCACCTACTGGAATCACCAGCCTAAAAAACGCATTGTTTTCTGGTCGGGCTTATCCATCCAATATGTATGAGAACCCTCAGAGAATTTATGGGGAGCCATCGTACGAGGATATTGCTGTCGCTGGCGCAAGATTCAAGAATCCAAATGAGCTAGGTTTTATGCCTGGCGGGTCAATGATGCCGACTGCGCGGAATGTTGTCGTTGAAGACATCATGCCGCAAGACAACCCGAACTATGGAGCAGAGCCAGCACAAGAAGCTGGAGTAGCATCACGCCGCACACTTGGCCTGCTGGGTGATATGTTTGGTGGTGCATCCGCGCTGGACGAGTACATGACGCCGGAGCAAAGAGCGCAGCTACAGAACCAGGGCGTAATGGCAGCGGCCATGCAACTGCTTGCGTCATCCGGCCCGAGTCGGACACCTGTAGGACTCGGCCAGGCACTTGGTGAGGCGTATGGTGCTGGTCAGAAGGGCTACACGGCAGCGCAGCAGAATCTGCTACAGAGCATGGCGATGAAACAGAAGATGGACGAGTACAAGCGTCTAAAAGATATCCAAGCACGCATCAGTGGCGCATTGATTGGAGATGGCGGTGCGGTTATGCCTGGTGCTGCGATTACTCCAGATCAAGCTATCAATGCACCAGGCTTACCAGTTGGCCCTACAGTGGCACGCGCTGCCATGATTGGTACTCCTAGTGCTGCTGTACCTATGAGCCAGGCAGATCTGCTGTACAACAGATATATGAACGCATCAAACATTGCGGCTCAAGTTGGCGACACTGCAAAGGCTACGGCCTACGCTACTTTGGCAGAGAAAGCTAGACCACAACAGGAAACTCAAGGTGAACCATATAGAGCCGTAGACGGCAACTATTACATACGCCTAAAGTCGGGTGAACCTATCCCATACAAGGGTCCGGCTCCAGCGGCAAAGCCAGAAGGTAAGCCAGAGCAGAAACTGGTTGACGGCAAGGTGCAAATGGTTCAGTACTTCAACGACGGGACATTTAAGCCTGTATCAGGACTTGCTGAAGTAGCCAAGCCAGAAGGGCAGCCGCGAATGGAAATGCGTGGTGGACTGCCTAAGATGGTTCAGTACTTCAACGACGGGACAAGCAAAATACTTGAAGGCGTATCGCAATTCAATGCACCATCTACGTCAATCACTGATGTTGAGTTTTTAACTGGTAAGCCATTGGCTGGAACTGGTGCTCCTGGAATTGCCAAAGTTCAAGATTATCGTAAGTCTGGAGCAACTAGCGTATCCATCAACACTGGTGAAAAAGGATTCAAGAACGAATTTGACTTGAAAAAGGAATTTACTAACGAGCCTGTATACAAAGAATTCCAGAGCATGAAGAGTGCATTCTCGCAAGTTCAAGAATCACTCAAGAAAGAGAATCCAATTGGTGATGTAGCGGCTGCAACCAAGATTATGAAACTGCTTGATCCTGGATCAGTAGTGCGTGAGTCTGAGTTGGGTATCGCTATGGCAGCAAGCGGGAAGATGGACCGTCTGACTAACTACGTTGATATGTGGAAGAAAGGCACTCTGCTTACGCCTACTCAACGTGCTGAATTTGGTGCGCTTGCGAATGAGTTGTACAACGCATCTGCTAAAGCGTACAACGACAAGCGTGGCGAGTATGCTGCATTTGGCAATAAGTACGAGATCGATGCCACTACGGCACTCGGAGAAACTGCTCCAGTGTTTACATTCGCTCCACCAGCACCAGCAGCCGGTGCTGATGGCAGAAAATCATTAAGTGACATCATCAAGCCAAAAGGAGCGAAATAATGGCTGGAGAAAAATCAGGATGGGAAGAGTGGAAAGACTTAAACGCTCAAATCTTGGAGGCCAAGAAGGCTAACTACACTGATGCGGAGATTGCTCAGTTCTTGCAGACCATACCGAATATCGGTCCGCAAGTAACGACTGCACTTGAAAGCAATTACGCTGCGCCTGAGATTGTCAAGTCAATCTTAGAGCGTAGGTCGCCATCGTTTGAGCAGGGCGCTCAGAAGTCCACTACAGAAAAGGCAGTGCTGACTGCGCTGCAAGGACCGACTCTAGGCTACTTTGACGAGTTAGCTGGTGCAGTTGCTGCACCTTTGCTTGCATATCAGCAGAATATTCCGCTAGGCCAGGCATACCAGCAACAGCGTGACGTAGTGCGCGGTGCGACTGAGTCATTTATGAAAAAAAGACCATTCACGTCTGCCGGTTTGCAGGGCGTTGCATCTCTCCCACTAGCGATGACCAATCTTACAAGCAGGGCAATTGGTGCGGCAACAGCGCCTGTAGTGTCTGCTGTAGAGGCGGTAGCGCCAAGGGTTGCAGCCGGTATGCAGAGCGCAGGACGCTACTTGGCTGGATCACCAGCCGCTGGTCAGACTATGGGGATGGGTCAGCGCATGGCGCAGGCCGGTGCTTCTGGCATTGGTTATGGAACAGTCGGAGGCATTGGATCTTCAACTGGTGAGGATATCGGGCAAATTGGCCAAGACGCGTTCACAAGCGCAGCCATTGGCGGTGTACTTGGTCCTATTACCCAGCCTGTGATGGGCATATTGGGAGCCGTTGGACGGCAAGGCATGGCCCGTATGTTTGACACGGCAGCATCACGCTACGCCCAGCAGAAGGTGGCAGAGGCACTGCTGCGCGACACGCCACCAGACCTACTGCAAAGCGCACTCTCCATGTCGCAGGCAAGGATGGGTAAGCTAGGGCCAGAGGCGCGTATCGCTGACGTTGGAGGCGCTAACGTGCGCGGCTTACTGGATACGCTGGCAACCCTGCCTGGTGAGACTAAGCAGGCGCTGGAGCGTGCCATTCGTGAGCGCCAGGCAGGCCGCGCAGGGCGCTTGGTATCTGCTGCTGACGAGGCTTTAGGTGCGCAAGGCGCTCAATTCCAGCAAAGCCTAGATGCATTCAATACCATGCGTAGGGACCAGGCGCAACCTTTCTACGATGCCATTAAAAACGCCAGCGTGACAGTTGATGACAATCTGCTCACGCTGCTGCAAAAGTCTAAAGATTTGCAGGGTGGCGCGGAGACATTGTTCCGCAGACAGACAGGTCAAGAGATCAACTTGGGGAACCTTAAAAAAGGTGATGTAGTACCTATGACGGTGTTGGACTCTGTCAAGCAGTCGCTGTACGACGCAGCACAATCAGCTAAGCAATCAGGCAGCGGAAACCAGGCAAAAGCCATTGACGATATACGAGTCAATCTGACCAGTTTTCTAGTTGACAAGTCGCCAAAACTAGGTGGTCAGTCGGCCTACAGGCAGGCGCTGGATAAGTGGGCAGGACCGTCGCAGATGATGGATGCCGCCGAACTGGGCCGAAAGGCCATGACTGGAGACATTGTCAACTTTAAGCAGGAACTAAGTACGTTGTCTGGATCAGAGATTGATGCATTCCGCATCGGTGCATTGCAGTCCCTGCGCCAAAAGACAGGAACAGAGTCAGGCCAAACATCTTTGCTGAAGATGTGGAAGGAGCCAGCTACCCAGGAGCGTCTGAAGGCAGTGTTTGAAAACGACTACCGCAAGTTCGCGTCTGCTGTAGCGCAAGAGGCACGACTGAAAGGTCTTGAGTCTGCTGGCCGTGGATCGCAAACAGCAGCACGCCTGGCTGGTATGTCTGACTTGGATATCGCTCCTGCTATGGCTGCCGGTCAATCTGTCATGAGTGGCAATGTGCCAGGAATGATTACATCAGCAGCTAACCTGGCAAGCAGAGTCATCACGCCAGAGCCGGTACGCAATCAGATGGGTCAAATTCTTCTATCGCGTGACCAGCAACGACTCAACGATCTTATGATGGAGTTGCAGCGTCAGGGTCGAGATCGAGCACGCGCTGCTGGTTTAGGTGGATTCACTGGTGGCGCTATCGGTAGCAATGTGCAGCCGTATGCTACTGGACTACTTGGAGACTAGACGATGGCAACAGCATACCCAGGCGGTCTGCGCAAGCGCGGTGGCTTGCTGGATAACGAGGACACCATCCAAGCCACACCACGCAATCCATTCTTTGGTGGAGTTGCTGACTTGCTAGGCCAAGCGTACAAGCTGCCGGAGATGCCGCGTATGGGTGTACCTGGTCTGGACTTCATGGCCGCAAACCGCAACCGCCTGATGGACTTGCTGGGCGTCGGTGATGTGCAAAAGACTGCCGAAGCCTTGTCCTACGGGAACAGGCTTGGCACTGGCTCTGGCATGACGTACCGGCCTCTGCCTGAGACTGTAGGCGCTGCTCTAACGGTTGCGCCTATGGTTGCACCAGCAGCACGCATGGCCGGTGAGGGTGTAGCCGCTACAGGCCGGTTTGTTGCGCCGAAGGCTGGTCTGCTTGCAGAGGAATATATGCAGGGCATGGGGATGATGCCAGGCATCATTGACCCAAGCCTAATCAAGACATTCCCAAAGAGAATGGCCGCAACCAATAAAGCCATTCAAACTGGTGGTGATATTGCAAATGCAACTGCAAGAGACTACACAAGAATTCTTGAAGCAGGCAAAGAAGCGGTCAGAAAAGGTGAAGCCGGATCACTTCAAGAGGCTACAAAATTAGCCCCGAATGAAGTTAAACAACGGTATGAGTTGGCTAATGCGGTATTAAATCAGCCAATTGAAAAATATGTCCCGCCAAGTTATGGGCTACTTGATAGATCAGTGATGAGCCAGTCTGGGAATATTGGAGGCATACCAGGCGTTACCCAAGCAGACATCAATAGGTATGTTCCAGCTAGGGCTGATTTATCTTACATCAATAGCTTGAGTGATCCAAAAAATTTGGACATCATTAAACGCTCAGTGGAACGAGGACTAGGTGCAACTGGAGGCGGGTTCTACAAGTCATATCAACCAATGCGTTCTGCTCTTGATGAGGCTAACTACGCGCCTGACGTGTTCAATAAAGGACTGGCTGCGACCAGCTTTGCATCTGCTCAAAATAGCGTTGCACTTGAGAACGCAATCGGATCGTTGATTATGCGAATGGAGCAATCTGGCATTCCAATTACCAGGGAAAATGTGTTGAAGGCCCATGATGAATTCAAGGCTTTGAATAAGGGCGGCCTTTCCATGATGGAAGGGCACTACGCACCATTCGCAAAATTCTTGGAGCAGGGGTTCCCAAGCGGTGAAAAGCAGGCTCAGAAGATTTCATCTTTTTATCAAAACAAGACAGGCAATTTCAGACCCTACGTGTTTGACACGCATGAAGCTGCTGGGACAACATACGCAACGCCGTATGGCCCATACTTCTGGGGACAAGGCGGCGCTAAAGATACCGAATACGGCGCATTGGAATCGTTACTTCAGCAAAAAATTGCTGCACCAATGAACCTAGATCCAGCCATTGCGCAAGAAGGACGCTGGTTTGGTCTTGGGGAACTGACCGGCCTTAAAACTGGCGGCGGGGACTGGCTCGACAACTACGAAAAGCAAGCCGCATATTCCGCTCAACAATTGGGCAAAGAATTGACCAGGAAGGAACAACAGAGATATGTCGCTGATGTCTTTGCTGGTAAAGAAAGAATGCTGCCGTGGTGGAAGAAGGACCAGCCTATTCCAGACGTTAGGAAAAAACGATAAAAAATTGCACGTCATATTCCCCAACGTTGCTGGGGATTGGGTGCATTCCCTCTGGTGGACCACCATATTTCGCAGTCCACAATTCTTCATATTCTTTGGCAAGTAATTGAACAATTTGGCCAGAGTCGACTTGGTCCATTGTTTTCGCATCAATGATCTTCATTTACTCACTCCATAAAAAGCCGCCATCAGCGGATGCACCTTGATCTTGCGTCTGTAGGAACGCTCACGCGCCAGACGAAAGTCCTTATCTTCCTGGGACTCACGCTCACGCACTCTCTGCACGCGCTCATACCCTGAGTAGGCCAGTGGCCTGGGAGCGTCAGTCCCTATCCCCCAGGCGTAGACACGTCCAATCGTCCCCTTGGTGCGCGACCAGCCTGCGATGTGGATCTGGCCGCGCTCATGCATCTTCTTCATGTTGTACTCAACAGCACGCTCAGATAGGAACACGGCAGCCGCCAACTCCTTGCGCGTCATAGGGCGCTTCTTCAGCGCCTGCTCAATTTGTTTCAGTCGAGTGGGCTTCATGTTTGTTACATCAATAAATGCTAGATTCCACGCAACTTTGTGGAGTCACCATGCAACCTAAAGTTTCCCGTGAAGAGTTTATCAATGTCTGGAACCGCAGCGGCTCTGCCTCTGAAGTAGCAAAGCATCTGGATATTTCTGAGCGTTCTGTACATAACCGTCGGCGCAGGATAGAGAAAGATTCAAACCAGCCCCTTGTCAGTGGCAGTGAACGAGCCAAGGCGTATGCGCATATGCAGCCCATCCAGACGTCGCTGAACCGAGTGGATCTCGGCATCCTCGACCAGACCATAATCGTTTTCAGTGACGCGCATTTCTGGCCTGGCGAGTACACCACCGCATACCGTGGCCTGCTTTGGGCAATCAAAGAACTCAAGCCGCACGCAGTCATCTCTAATGGAGATGCATTCGACGGGGCTACTATCAGCAGGCACGACCCGCTGGGATGGTCCAAGACTCCTAGCGTAATAGAAGAACTCAAGGCGGTGCAGGCCCATCTTGGCGAGATTGAGGAGACGGCCAAGGCAGCCAGGCACAATGTAAAGCTGCTGTTTACTTGGGGCAACCACGACACGCGCTTTGCCAACAAGCTGGCGTCCCAGGCTCCTCAGTACCGTGAGGTGCATGGGTTTAAGTTGCAGGATCACCTCCCAGCCTGGGAGTTTGCCTGGTCTGTCTGGCCTACACCGGACTGCATCATCAAGCACCGATATCGATCTGGAATCCACGCTGCTCACAACAACACGGTCAATGCTGGGATATCTATTGTCACCGGCCATCTGCACTCGCTGAAGGTGACGCCATTTGCAGATTACAAGGGGAATCGGTATGGCGTAGATACAGGAACGCTTGCTGAACCCTACGGTCCACAGTTTGATTATGGCGAGGGTAACCCGCTGAACCACCGGTCCGGATTTGCTGTCCTGACATTCAAAGGTGGTAGGATTTTGTGGCCTGAGTTGGTCCATAAGTGGGCTGACGATCAGGTAGAGTTTCGAGGTCAGATCATTAACGTCTAAGGAGTTTTTCATGTTTTCATTCACGGTAATCATCAACAATTCCACTGAGGTGGAAATCGACAGCGATCACGAATCATTGGTTGACTGCTTTCAAGATGGCGAAGAGTATGAGTACGATGACGAGGCAGATTGCTACTGCTGGTTTGACGCTGAGTACGACGCTTGGTACTGGCTGAACGAAGAGACCGGCGAGTGGCTCCTGGTCGAAGACGACGAAGCAGATTGGTGCGACGACGAAGAAGAATACGACGACGACGAGGAAGAAGAAGCAGAGGCCGCTTAATCCGGAATCAGCGCCAAGGCATCGTTCACAGATGCCTGTATCTGAGACACGGCCTGTTCAAAAGGTAGGCCGTGTTTTCTATTTGAGCGCAGCACTTCATTAATCTCTTGCAGGGTCTGCCAGGCGTAGCCCGAGTGGATCGCTTTGATCGCCTCCTGTTCGTCTTGAAATATCGCTGTTATCTGCATTTTTCACCTCTTTGAGTTTCACTCTTTCCATCGTCGAGAATCGGTGGCCGTTAGCGCACTCATACCGGCGATAGGTTTGGTTGTCGTACTTGTGCCGCGTCTCAAGCGTGCGGGTCCATGCTTTACAGGTGTCGCAAATCATTTTGACTCGCCATACGCAATTTCGTTTAGGGCTATGTCCACCTCGGCCTGCGCCGCCATTCCATCTTCATAGCCACGGGCATAAGAGTTCTGCTCCATAGCAATCAGTTGGTTAATTAGGCGCTGCTGTATTTCGCAGATGCGCGTCAGGCTATCCAATGCTAAATCACGTTTGCTCATAAGTTTTTCTCCTGTGGTGGTGTGCAGGTATGGATAACGGTCAGGTCTTTTGTGCGCTTGCCGCAGCGTTCGCAGAAGTTCCACTCCCGTCCAGCCAGTGCTGATTTCTTGCCGTCGTAAAAGCCAGATTGGTATGCGATGGTCAGCATCTCAGGCTCCTGCGCTGGCTGTGCTGGCAGGGGTGGGGTGGTGTAGAGGGGCACGTTGTATGAACCTTCATAATCATTATGGGCTTCGGGCGAAATGCAATCGTAAATTGCACCGTCAGCACTCCTAAAACCCCACGCCACAGGCTCTTGCGCTGGTTGTGCAAATATTGCTTTTATGTGGGCAGCGCGTAAAGCGGATTTAACGGCTTCAAACGGCGCAAATGCGTCAATTAGACAATGCCGATATGTTTGCATTAGTTCGTAAAAATCCTGCGACTCTAAAAACGTATCAAACTCCACAGTCTCCTGCAACTTATCAGCCGCCGCCTCACGCTTTGAATTAAATCCGGTCATGCCTCGTTCCCCTCGCTTGGCGTTGCGTAGGACTCAACCAGTCGGCGCAGGTATTGGTTTTTCCCTGCAATCAGCTTGGCAATGCGTAGGCGGTCACGCTGTAGGGCTTTGAGGGTGGCGGTCTGCACAAGTTTTTTAGTGCCTTTCATCACCAACTTGATGCAATCTACACGAGCATCCAATACACCCTTTTTGTATTCCAAACTGGTCATTACTTGCACTCCTGAGTGAATAGCGCGGCGATGCTGCCGCAGATAGGCTCATATGTGTAGTAGCCCCAGGCCATGCAGGCCGCGACTATCACTGACGCCAAACCAATAAAGAAAAACACGCTGGCAATTAGGCCCAGGGCGATGCTTGCCCATGACTCGATCTCATCGTCTGTATCCATGATGCGTACTCCGGTGAATCAAATATGAACAGCATGGCGCAGAGCGCCAGCACAATCAGACTAGTTAGCCTTGGCATACGCCAGTTCCACCTGGGTGGCTTTCAGTTCCTGGCGTAACGTGGTCAGTTCCTCTTCCACGCGGCGTTGCACAGAATCAGCACCGCGCGCCCAGCCTGCCAATGCAGCCTCGGTGCAGGCCGTATGCAGGACGGTGGCAAGATCACCGCGTGACAGGATACCGAAGTCACCGACGGCAGGAAGGTGCGCAAACACTGTGCGCTTGATCTCAATCTTTAGAGGGTTCATCATTTTTTATTCCTCATCAGGTGTAAATTCTTCAGCGTCCACAGTCCCTGCTGCTTTCAACACTTGGTAGCGAACAACATCAACGCGGCATGTCTTTGGCCGTGAGAACAAACCCCACGCCACGGCGCATTCAGCTATGTCGTTAAAGTTGATGCCTCCAGCTTGTATGTCACCTTCCCAGCGGTTCTTGAACTCTTCCTTGGTCATTGAGGTCATGCGAACCACCACTGAGTTAGGACATAGGACATGCCAGCGAGGATTGCGACAGAGAGTGCCGCGTCAAGAATTAAGGATTTCATGCTCCGACTCCAATTTGGTGGGTGATGGTAAGGTAGTGGTTCTGCGCCATCACCTGGATCTGCTCCTGGCTGTACTCGCTCTTACGGCGAGGCAGAAAACGCTCGACATAGGATCGGTGCGCGGCCATTGGCTGGTGATAGAAGTCGCGCTGGTCCAGTTCAGACTCGCGCCAAAAGGCGCCTGGATTCTCGCGCTGCAAGCTGGCGGCGACCTTGTCGATCTGGTCGCCTCCAAAGCAAGCGGCAGCCTTTAGCTGGTTGCGTTGGTACTCGGTGAGTTTCATATTTACTCCGGTTGTTGATGACATCCCGATC